ATTCGTGCCAACAAGTGTCTGTTTAATAGTAGTTCCGCCAACCTCACGCACGCGAAGGCGTACCGTAGAGCCGGTGAGGTTAACCAACGCCCATGTGCTTTGGTTATCAGGATCAAGTGTCTGGCCTGCAACGGCAGTGTTCCGGTCACGCACAGTGATCTTAAGCTGCGGCAGCGTATCGCCCTGAACGAGATAGATGGTTTCAGAGTAAGCCATTAAATGAATTCCCTTGGAGTTACGCTTAAGGAAGCGCCGCTATGGCCGTACTTAGCTTGGCGCATTGCCATGACCACACCGCGCTCATAAAGCTGGCGGTTTGCTCCGGCTGCAGCGCCGTCCATCCACGGTTGCCCACCCATCATCTGAAGGCGGAATAAAGCTCCAGAGACCAGTGTCTCGCGGTGCTCCAAGCCAATGGTGTCTGGAATGGAGGTAGAAACCTGCGTGGGCTTCAATGTGTAAAGAATCTTAAGTGTTTCACGCGCAAGCGGCTTTGGCCCCAACATGATGTTCTTGTTGTCGTACTGTGTGAAATACTTAGGGGCGTTACGATCCGATAACTCAATGCGCATGAAGCAGTCTTCATACGTAACGGCTGTCAGAGCCGTACCAGCGCGGTACACACCCGTAACGTGGTTAGGTTCAGTTCCCGTAGGAGCGTCAATCTCATACTCTGTAATCCCTGCCGACACGATAAGCGTCTGAGGCTCTGCACGGTACAAGTCAGTACGCGCACAGAAGTCTATGCAGGTGTCTCTGATTGCCCTTTCAGCGGTAAACTCAGGGCAGGAAGGAACCTCTGTCAGGACGTAGACTAAGAGATCGGTGTACTTCACTGGTTATTACGCCGTGGTTGTTGAGCCACCATGCTCTCTAGTAGTCCGCCATCTGCCTGAGACTTGATCCCAATCGATGTCGAGAACGACTGAAAGTACACGCCGGAGCGGTTGATGTTTGCAAACTCGCTGTCCTTCTGGTAGGCGCGGTACATCATGTAATCCATGATTGCGTTGGCGTAAACATCGTCAATGCCAATAACCTGCGTATCCGTCGTGAAATTGTTGACGGCGATATCAACGGGCGACATCGCATAAACAATCTCAATAGAGGCCGCTGCGGCTGGCTTTGGAAATACGTAAAAGTTCTTAGGGTCGAGCGCGTCGTAGACGTAATGCTTAACGCCATCAGCTCCTACTGCAGTTTCATACCAATTCGGAAGCTGAACGTCCAAGATGCTGCGCTCAACCCGTGTAATGGCTTTGCCACTGGTATTGCGCAGAACATTGATTAGGCGCAGGCCGTCTGCTGGCAACGCCTGCTTGGCACTGGCAGCGCAGACAAAGGCTGTGTTGACGGCTTTGGCGTCAGGGCGGAATAAAACAATCTGCCGCTGTGCGTCATTCAAGTAATTAAGAAGCTCGCTCTGCGTCCAACGAACAAAGGTTGGGTCTTGGAGAGTAACGCTTACCCGATTAATCAGGTCTACAGCTTTAGTTGTTGCCATCTACTCAACCCCACTCAATAACTTCTAAATCCTGATTACCCCTATACAGTGGATTCCAATCCCATTCCATACCTGTAGTCAAGTGACGCACTCTTTTTGGGGTACGCTCACCAAGGGGCTTTTCTTCGACAGGTGTTTCTTTACGGGTAGCAAGCACCTTCATGTGCTCAATCAAGTCATCCAGACGACGACGCTTGTCGATCTCGTAGCCATACTCTTTACGAGCAAAGGCTTCCAGTTCGTCCTTATTCATGTCTTCAACGGGCCTGTTCATGCGTCTCTCGTTTCTCTGCAGAGTAGAGAGCGGGATTAGTCCCCGCCCTCACCTATGAAGAGAGGGGCGGGGTTTCCCCCGCCCCAATCTAATTAGGCAGATACCTTAAGTTTCAAGGTAACAAGGGCGTTAGGAACAACGACCTTATAGCCATATACCTTCAGACCACGGATACCGTCGCCAAAGGTTGACTCAAGCCGAACCGATTCAGTCTTCACGAACTGCGAAGCAAAGCAGGTTGCCTTCGGGTGACCAGCAAGAGCAAACGTCTTGCCAGCGTCGCCGCCGGAACCAATTGCCAACAAGTTCGACTGATAGATCGTGAAGCGATCTATGTTGCCAACCTTACCGTTACGCAGCGGTGAAGCTGAGTCGCCGGTCAAGTAAGCAAGCTTGAGGTCAGACTTTTTCAACATCTCGATGTACAGCGGCGAGAGAACGAGAAAACGATCCGAATCCGGAATGTTCAATTCGTCCAACTTGCGTGCTGCCTCAAGAACGTGACCAAGAATGGTTTCTGGCGTCACCGAAGCTTTGTCCAAGATGGTTGTTGCTGCAGTTGGGATGTTAGCAAGCACGTCGGTGTCGACGGCAATGCGCATCTGCTCTGCGGCATCCTTGGCGGCTTCGTTCTGGAACGCAATGTCGCCCTGAACCTTAACGATGTCGTCTACCTTGAAGGCATACGACTTCGCTTTGTCGATGTTCAGTTCGACGATCTGCGTGGTTACATCAGCATACGAAACTGAACCAGTATAATCGGCTACAGTGACGCTGGGAACGGTGCGGATGTTTACTTTGTTGCCCTGTCCAGAGATTTCACCTTCATAGTCGGTGTTTGAAATCGATGGCAGGACGGATGAGGCGTAGAACTTCGCTTGAAGCTTCTTTGAGAAAATCTCAGGAATGAAGTTTGCAGCGGAGGTGCCTCCAGCGGTAGGAAATGCAGGCATGTCAATTTGACCTTTTTACAACAGTGTTAAATTACCGGATACGCCCATCTATGTACGCTTGATCAATCTCTCCCGAACGCTTTTCGAATTCATCGTTAGGCATGCGGGTGATCTCTTCTCGCGTCCAAATACGCTTACCCGAACTAGGGTCCGGTCTTCGGGCTTTAGGGAGCGTTGGTTCTGCAACCTTCCGCGCTCTGTCCACCTTAGAAACCGGCTGTTGCGGCTGTGTATCAAAGACCTCTTTATAACGACTGAAAAGCTCAACCACCTCCGGTGCGCTGCCGTCTTGGGCTACACGCTGCCATACAGGCGACTGACGATCTAACCATCCGGCAAAGTCATCTGATGCGACAATATCGTCCATATCAGGGTGCGACCCGCGAATAGTTTCCAAATGCACGTTAATAGTGCTTTGACTTTTATTCGTTAAATCTTGGTCTTTGTACTGTTTTAGTTCAGCTTTTAAGTCGCGTATCTCGTCGAAAACCGGCGAAAAGTCTGGATATTCCTCACGGAGGTTCTCTAGCTTTTCGTTAATAGCCTTTTTCTCGACGCTAACTTCGACTAACTGCGTCCCTAGCTCCGCATTCTGCTGACGTAGCGCCATTAATTCTTTGCGCAAATCCGCCGCTTCTTGCGTCGCTTTTGTCATTCGAGACTGAGCATTCTTGACACGTTCTTCGGACAATCGTTCCAGCTTTTGCCGGTCATCATCGCCGTCATCAGGGTCTGGATCGCCGCGATCTTCCTCCTGTGGAACCATTTCTTCGCCGTCTTCCACTGTGTCCGCTGGTTCTGCGGGGGTGTTATCTGCATCTTGAGGCCACGGTGGGGTGTCGGGCTGTGCCGGTTCCGCGTTCTGCTCCATCATCTGCTTCAAAAGTTCGTCGGCTTCTTGCTCAAGCTTCTCAGGGTCTACTTTCATATCTCACCAATGTTTGCGGGTCCGCTGCAGGAGTGTCCGCTGGTTTATTTAGAAGACGGGTATCTCTTTAAGAGGTCGTCTTCTGGCTCAAAACCGCTTGCGCGGTATCTTCTAGTTCAAGAAAGAAGCGCAGTTCTGCCGCTCTTCCCTGATCAAATTTGTGGTCCGGAACGATCTCCAATTTGTCCCTGCAAGCCTCCAGCCGCTCCGTTAGAAAGATCATCAATTCCTTCCATTGGGGCTGCGCCTGCAGGTAACTCACCGCCTGCGCCGCCTTGGGCGAGCATCTGCTGCTGTTGTGCCTGCGCTTCAATTTCAAGTTCCTTGTCAGTCTTTAGCACATCTTCTGGATTAATATCCATACTCTTTGCAATCTCCGTAAGTAATTCCCTACGTTTTACAATAGCAATATCCATAGGATTGCTTATTAATGATAGAAATTGCAGTAATCTCTGTGATCTTACTTCACGTTGAATAAGTGAAGTTGATCCGCGAGCTACGATATTTAGATCCCCTTTTGCTTTTTCGTTGTCATTCCACTCCATATTCCAGTGGTATAGTGACTTAATCATGGGAACTATTAAAAAGTCGTCTACGTTCTTCAAAGTAGACTTAAGCGCAATGTTGGCGTTGCCCATCAGGATGGACATGCCCGTTGCGGTCTTATTGAGCGACTGCGCGGTCTCACCGTGAGTGTATGACGGCAAAGACGTAGTCTCGTCCGCAAAGCGGCGGAACATCTCGATAATGCTGGTCAAACCGCTGGCATTGGCAACCGGCTGGTTAAAACGCACAGCAGGCGCGTTAGGATCGCCGCCACTACGCAAGAAGACTTTCCAAGGGTGAATGTCCCGTGGGTCTTCTCCGGCCTCTAGGAAGTCTGTATTGACCTCCACCATAGGACCAGATGCAATCGCCATGTTGTCGATGAAAATGCGGGTCGCAGCGTTCATGGTCGACTGAGAGTCACGCATCATTGCTGGTACGCCGGTTCCCCAAAACTGGTGCGGGTTACGCTCGTAAGGGAAGCAGTTGTACGGGATGCGTCCGTCTGGAATTGGGTTAAGTGTTGCACGAATGACACGCCCTGCACAAATCCACACGTTAGCTTCGTACTCGTCACAGTCGTCAGAGTCTTTTGGAAGCTCTACGTTGGCGTCGATAAGGTCTTTGCCATTGATCGATCCCCAATACTCCAGCACATCAAAGCGATTGTTAGGGCCAGCTTGCAAGCGAATGTTTGCAGCTTCGCGGCGGACGCGCTCGTGGTCTTCTTCGACGTAGTTACCGCGTGGGCTGTCTTCTAGGATTTGCTCAATAGCCTCACCGTCCATACCTTCCATGTCACGCAGGTCGCGGAACTGGCGGCGGGTAAGAACGTGGCGGCGGAATAAACCATGAAGGTCTTCGTTGCACGTTGCGTAAGGGTCTGGATAAATATCAAAGACAGAAACAGACTCAATGTCTGGCTTGACCTGCTCAATAACTGTTAGTTCATGCGCTTGAACGCCATTAATAAGGCTGCGCTTCCAACGCTTGGCGCGGTCAATACGGACTGTACCTGACTTAATGCAGCCAGTACCAAAGATGCAGGCTTCCATTACGGCTTCCTTTATCTTCTGCTCTGCGCCAGCCTCTACAAGCTGGTCACGCAGGATTAGCATCATCTCTTCAGAAGCTAATTTAGCGCGACGGCGGACTTCTTCACGCAGTAC